TGGCACCGCAGCAACAGATGTAATCTGGGTATGGTTGCTGCCATACTCGGATATCTCTATTCGGCCTGATTTTGCATCCTGGCCGATAAGAAATACTGTTTCTGACTTTTGGAATCCTGCCAGCTTGGTTTTGACATCAAATTTAATATCAATCACTCCGCTTGACTTGGGCTTAAAATTAATATTGATCGTCATTCCTCTGGCTGCTTCCGGATCCATGTTTGGGTTCAGGATGTTCCGGCCTATCTGGGCCAGGGCCATTGTAAACTTTTCGGCCAGCTCTCCTCCAGCAATGTTGTCAAATGTGATTGCCACTTAATCACCTCCTTCAAATTGTTTTGTTTACGAATTGTTTTGTTTATGAAAAGAAATTGTCTGCAACGCCATTGCTCTGCTCAGGCTGAACAGTCTGCTCCATGGTTTCCTGTCCCTGTGGTTCAACCTCCGGCTCCGGGCTCACTGCTGGTTGCTCCGCGGCTATATTATCCATATCAGTCTCCACATAATCTTTGGTTCCATCAGCATGGATAACAGCCATATCCGCATCTATGGCCTGTACCAGGTCAATACTCATAGTTCCCCATTTGGATATCAGCTGCCGAAGCATAGTTTTATGGGCCATTGCGTCAAAATCTTTATACCAAAAAGATGAATACATCCATTCATCATCCGGAGAATAGTTTCCAGCTTCATAATCAGAAAAAGAAACCTTTTTCTTCGTCCCATTTTTAGTCTGAACGGTTGACTCATTCACAGAAAAAGCCTTACTATACTTATCCGCGTGAGACATCATTTTTTTCTTAGACCAGTACATGCTATGCTTATATCCGCTGACTTCCTCAAACATGGCATAATATCCAATAGTTGGTGTCTCTTCCCTTATGAGGTCATCCTCAATCAGGTTGACCTCCAATTCCTCTTCCAGTGGATTATAGGATATCAATTCCCCTTCCTTGATGGATACCACATTGATTTTCTTATATACGCCACTCCGCTTTGCCAGCTGTATATAACCTTTATACCCCAGTTGGAACTGAGCTTCCTTAACCCCTTTCTTTTTATTATCGTAGGGTACAAGGTAATACTGCCCCAGTTGGAGTGAGGGTGAAAGCTTCAATACCTCCCCCTGGAGGGCCGCTGTAAGAATGGATGAATTTGTACACTCGGCGAGCGCCGGGGTGGCCTGCACTGCCGAAATGATTGAGGATATAAAGCGGGTCCCCGCCTGTCCCCCCAATACCTTGTTGATTTCCTTCTTTGCGGCCTCTTGTGTCAGATAGACACCAAAGTCCAGCTTCTGCTGTGGCCTGTTTGCCAGGCTGTTACTTACTGCCATAATGTTCTCCTCCTCTTACTGTTTTGGTACCGGCTCAAACCGGATACCATTGGTTTTTAAAAAGTGCTTAAGGGCCGCCGCCTGGGTTCCGGTCACATATACCCGGAAGTCAATCACATTGACCGGTTCCTCCACTGTTTCCACTTTGGGCTGGGAAACCGGGGCTGGCGTTGTCTGCACCGGCTTTCCTGCATTAATTACTTCCTGGGCCTCCGCCTTTATCCTGGCATCGCGCTCCGCTTTCTTTCTGGCCTGTTCCGCTTCATATTCCTTTCGTTTCTGTGCTGCCGCTTCCAGACGGTTCCGCTCTGCCATTGCGGCGCCGATATCATAATCCCGAAGGAAAACCTCTTTCATATCTCCGGCATATGGACTGTCTACTTCGTTCAGTATGGCCAGGCCCTCGTCAACCCTCTGGATAAGAGCAGTTATCTCTTCTTTGATGGACTTCATGGTGGTGGAGGTCAGGGCATATTCTGGTTTCATTACGCGTTCAAAGGGTAGATATTTTTCGATATCATGGATATTTGCGTCATAAAAGTCCCGGACCTTGCCTGTCTTTTCCTCGCGCTGGCGACGCTCATAATCTTTAATCTGGCCATCTATATTATCAATGGCTTTCCGAACAATACCCTCAATGTCCTTTACTTCTCTCCCGAACTGTTCATCTGGCGCCAGGAGCTTCTTCCTGACTTTCGTCCGGGTTCCAGTCAAGGCTTCTATAAATTTATTAAGCTTGGCCTTATCTGCCTTAGCCTGCTTGATGGTTTCATCCGTGTAGACAGACACAGCGTACTCATTCGCGGCAGTTGAAACCTCAGTCTTAAGTTCCTCATAGTTCCATTCGATTTTCTGGACAAACCCATCTTCCTGCGGGTTGTAAATTTTCAGTTCCATTCCTCACCTATATCGTCGGAAGGATCAGATCCGGCCTGCGTCCCGTGACCACACAGTCCCAGAACCGCCTTTCGGCCTCAACCAGATACTTGATGTCCTCCTCAACGTCCTTTCGCTCTATAAAATAATGTTTGGTTGTAATCCGCAGCTCTCCGCCCCAATCGCTCTTGAGCTGGGCCTTAAGGACTGCAAAATCATATTCCGTCACGGCCAGGTAATGGAGCACCTGACAGAAATAGTTATCCGGTATCCGGTTATTCCACTTTTCCCGCTGCATGCTCTGCAGGATATTGGTGGTCTTTATCTCCAGGATTCCGCATCGACCATTGTTATCCACAAGCTCGCCATCCAGGGAGGCGTGCATCCACGGATAAGCTGTATTTGTAAACATGTTATCCTCGTCATAGGTCACTCTGTATTGTGGATAATCCATGGCGAATAAAGCTCTCAGATGTTTTTCCGCTTCGGTACCATACCTGACGTATTCCCGGTCCGATATATCCTCCGGAATAACCAAGCCACGTTTTTCTTCCCAAAGCTGCACATTGTCTTTGTAAGGGTTCAGCCCTACGCAAGCACTGGCATCAGAGCCGCCGATATGCCCCTTACGTCCTTCCAGCCATTCCTCCCGGCTTTTAAATATGCGCTTGCTCACCGACATCTTGTTCACCTTCCAATCTCATTAGCTTCCCGCAGTTTGGACACGGCGTAATCTCGCCCAGCAGGGACCAGTGCCGCAGGCCACAACTGCATACCAATGTAAAAAATGGTGCTGTAATCTTTACATGGCTGCCAGGATAATAAGTTTTAGATATTTCCACCTTGCAATCCTCCGATATCCCCCTTATAATAAGGGTGTGTGTTTTAGTTATTGGACCTCTTGCGGTTGCCGCCGCTGGGGCCCATCTTTTTTGCCCTAAGCTCGTCCAACATCTCCAACAGTACACTGTGGCTGTGGTTGTCGTCTTGTCCTGGTGTGTAATCAAGGGCAAACTCCAGGGCCGTTATACGTCTTGATATATCAAACATCCTGACACCTCCCTACTCTTTGACATAGACAGACTTGGTATCGTTGTCATATACCAGCCGCAGCGTGTCGCCGGCACTATCCACAATCATGGCCTCGTTGTCATGTACGGTCAATTTAAAATAGCGCATCTCAAAACCCTCTGACTGCAGCCACTTGCGGATTGCGTACTCCGCGATGCTCTTTGCACCTTTAATCACTTTCCCCTTCCTCCTTTCACAGTCTCACGCCCATGGCCAGCGCCATGACCACGATAGCTGCCATCCACATCCCCAACAGCCAGATAACCGCCGGCACAATCCACTTAGCTGCCCTCATGATTGGGCCGTCCCGGCGCCTCTTGCGTCGTCTGAAGGTCACCATACGCCTGTGCCCCATGATGTTAGTCATCACCGCGGTGGCCGGCCCTACAAAATCCACACGCCAGCCGGGATACTGGACCGCTGCTTTGGCGCGGATGGCTAACTCAGTTACTTTTGTCATTGGCTTGTCTCTCCTTCTATTTCTGCAACAGCAGCGTCAATCTCCTCCATAGTTCTTCCTAAATACTGAGCCACTAAGTTTGTCTGTATCACTATATGCGCCCGCTTCCCGTGCTTCTCATAAATTCCAATGGGATATTTGCCTATCCTGACTTTTTCAATAAGGTAGGGCACATCAACGCCAAAGATTTTTGCTGCTGTTTTGGTTCTGATTCGGTTTGGACGCATTCTTTCGCTCCTTTCTACTTCTACAAAAGATTTTGTATCTTTTGTGCAAAGTCTTCGAACTCTTTTAAATATGGGCAAAGGGGTTTATCCATATCTGAAAGCATTTGTTGCAGCTCTGTTCGATTTTTTACTTTCTCTATTCGAGAAAATGATATTTTAAATCTTTGAATCTGAAAAAGTGCGTAAAGTATCATTGGCAACTGCTTCAATGGTACTTTTCTGCACCTTATTGCCATCACAAATGTCTCTTGCAATAAAGTGATGGTTTTCATTGTCTGTTCCAGTTCCCTCACTCCTTTCTTATCTGGAAATTCTCCCCTCCGTGTGATACAATCGCTTTATCAGCACTGCCATGCTGAAATACATTTGAAGGAGAATCGCCATGAAATTAAATCCTGATTGCATTCGCGATATTCTTATCACAGTTGAATCAATGGAATATAATACAGCTTACACGTTAACAAAGTTATGTACACAGCTCCCCTCTTACTCGGAAGAAGAGTTAAATTATCATTGCCTTCAGCTCATAGATGCCGGGTTGCTTAATGCAAAAGCTATAAATGTCATGGGACAGATATCACCTCAACTATGGCGAATCTTTGACCTTACATATCCAGGCCATCAATTCCTTGCTGATGTTCGCTCCGATACCACTTGGAACAAAACAAAGAATATAGCCAAAAATGTAGGTTCTGAATCACTACACGCACTGAAAGACATTGCCGTGGGTGTTGTTACTGCTGCAATCCAGAACCAATTTGGTTCACATTAACAAGAATTGTTACAGTGAGCTTCGCCGGTTCACTTGAATCGGCGGAGTTTTCCAGCTTGTATGCTGTTACATTCGTAATCTCTTCACCATCAAGGAAAAGCTGTTCTTTTTCATTGATGGATACAGATTTTAAATCGCGCATCTCAAATTTCCTCCTTTCTTATAGAAATCCGTCTCCCCCTATTTCCTTTCATATCTGGCTAGTAGGCTTGTTCCTCCCCCTTAATATTTTTCCTCCGCGTCTTTTAACATGTCTTGCACACGTAAGATAAGCCCCCCGTTTACCGAACATGGATTTTTCCGCATGTTCATGACCGTCCGTGATGTGACGCCCAGCTGCTTTCCCAGGTCCTCGTCTGTCCACCCCTTATATTCCTTCAGGGCATATAGGTCTATCTTGAACTCTATTATCCATTTAGGGGTTTTCACGTAAGTATCACCTCCTCACTGTCTTGTCTTTTTCCTCCCCCTGTCCTATACTGTAATTACCGAATGCCATCGGAAAATACGAAGGAGGGAATAATATTGGGAAGAAAAATCTATCACACTGGTTACTGCCCCTTGTTGTCTACTGAACGTGAAATCATTCTATCCATTGGGGATTATGACGTTGTCGGTTATTCTGGTACGCGGCATAGTATTACTGGATTTCAATGTCCTGATGCCGTGGATTGCAAATACCGTAAAGAGTCAACTACAGGTTTATGTCCTCTGGTAGATACGCACACCCCTTAGCAAGAGTAATATGGTATCGTGATTCTGGAATAACTCTTAAGATATAACGGTTCCATGCAAAATCACATTCTTTACCATAGGGGCATATCTTGCATGGTTCTGTTATGTCTGCCTGTTCGTTCTCCTCTGCCTGCCTCTGAAAAGCTTGAATATGAAATGCTATGCAGGTATGGGACTTTCTAACTTCCTCTGGTGTCATCCCCTCACTCCTTTCATCAAAATCCTATATTTTAGGATTTCTCGGGCACAAAAATATAATCCATAGGTATTCCAGATACCTCGCTGATTTTCCTTAGCTGGCTCGTACTTGGCTCTGTTTTTCCTTTTTCCCAATTTGTAATAGTAGACACATCAACCCCCAGAAACTCTGCCATTTCTCTTTGATTCATTCCTGCATTTACTCTGGCAGCTGGTAATGTAATTTTCGGTCTTTCAATTATTCCCATAGGTCATAACCTCCTTTCTCGAGTGTAGTATAATCCATTTTTTTAGGATTGTCAATAATTGATTTAATTTTTTAGGATTTTTCTTGAAAATAATCCTATTATGCTGTATAATTCAAATTATTAGGAGGTGGCAATGTGACAGACGAAGAACAAAAAAGAATATTTTCTAAAAACATTAATTTCTATATATCCCAAAGCGGAAAACAGCAAAAAGAAGTTGCAAATGACTTAGGCTTTAATCCAACCACATTCAATACCTGGTGCGTAGGAAAGATAGTTCCAAGTGCTGGAAAAGTACAAAAAATTGCTGACTACTTTAATATTGGAAAGTCAGATTTGTTAGATGATAAAAGCGCTATCAGATATATGCCTCGTAGCAAAGGAGTTATAATAAAAGTTCTTGGTTCAGTTGCTGCCGGCATTCCAATCAGCGCAGTTGAGGATATCATAGATGAAGAGGAAGTCACCGAAGACATGGCACGTCAAGGGAACCTGTTTGGTCTGCGCATCAAAGGGCATTCCATGGAGCCAAATATCTGCGATGGTGATACAGTCATAGTCAAGGAGCAGCCCGATGCCGAAAATGGCGAGACCGTAGTTGTTCTCATCAATGGGGATGAGGCTACCTGCAAAAAAATATATAAGTATGAGGATGGGAGTATTCGTCTGGTTCCAAATAATCCGGCATTCTCCCCTAAATTATATACGTTGGATGAAATCAGTACATTACCAGTGACAATCGTCGGAAAGGTGATTGAGTTACGAAGGAAATTTTAAAACAGGAGGATATTTTTATGGGTGCTAAAAACAGAGTAATTGCAGGTGACTATTTAGGGAAAAGTCTGATTTTGGGAATGGGAAAACCTTCACTTGTTGTGGGATTTGGAAAGAATTATTATTTGACAAAGGATGTGGTGGAATCCTACGAACTTATAACCGATGAGCACAGAAAAAGCGCAGCTTCAGGAGTTGCAAGAGGATTAGTTGGAGGAGCACTGTTAGGTCCAGTTGGATTACTTGCAGGAGGATTATCAGCAAAAAATAAAGGGATATATCAGGTTGCTCTCCAATTTAAAGACGGTAAAAAAAGCTTAATAGAAATTGATGATAAAATGTACAAAGCTCTGGTTACTGCACTATTTTAATGTTAGAAAAGCCCCTGTGCTACCAACACAAGAGCTTTTGATGATACTATTGCCGGATAAGTCCGGTGAAATAATATCGGCCTCAACAACCATATTATATCATCCGGCACCCATTCTGGCAATGGGTGTATTTTGGTACCCATTTTTAAGAGCTATTGCGATATCGCAACAGAAAGGATGATATATATGGCACTGATTCAATGTCCAGAGTGTTCTGGTCAAGTAAGCGACCGCGCCTCTTCCTGCCCACACTGCGGATTTCCACTTAGTACAGCTCCTGTCACTAAGCGTGGGCGCCCAAAAAGGCGGGAAGAGCTGACATTCCGACTTCCAAATGGTTACGGGACTATTAGGAAGCTTAATGGAAACCGAAGAAAGCCCTATGCTGCCCTTGTAAATCCGACACAGGTATTTGATGATGAAAAGGGCACATCCCATTATAAGTATGAGCTGTTGGGGACATTCGCTGAGAAAATAGACGCTTATAATGCTGTCATGCAATATCGTAAGAGTCCCGGAGGATTAAATAGCAACATAACTGTAAAAGAACTATTTGAAAAATGGATTGAACACCATATGAAAGTGAACAACTACCCTGATTCCATGCGAAAAAAATACGAAATGGAGTTTGCTTATTTGTCTCCCATATACAAAATTCGGGTATTGGATACCAGTCCTGCCATGTTGAAAGAGGCAATAGAGAGCGCGACCAAAATCGGAACCCGTGGAAAAACCAAAGGACAAGTTGTAGTTGCCACCCCCAATATAAAAAGCAATATCAAAGGCCTATTGAATATGATGTATGACCATGCCATATTCCTCCGCATCCTTACGGTAAATTATGCACGTACTTTTGAGCTCAAGTTTGATATCGTACACCGTGAGGGCCGGCCTTACACACAGGCTGAAAGGGATATTTTGTGGAAGCATTCAGGAACCCTCTTTATCGACATGACCCTTGTGCAGTTCTATTCCGGTTGGCGCCCCAACGAAGTCCTTAACATTGGGATAGATAATGTGGACCTACAAAACCGTACATTTACCAGCGGCTCCAAGACGGAAGCTGGAATTAACAGGACCGTTCCCATACATTCCAGAATCATTCCTATTGTAGAGCATTATTACAAAGAGGCGCATGACATAGGGCGCAATATACTATTCGGCCGTAAGATCCCACATAATGGCCAATACACTTATACGGACAATTCATTTCGATACGGGCTATTTAAAGACTTTGAAGAACTAGGTATCAAAGACCATGTGCTGCACGATGGGAGGCACACATTCTCGACCATGGCAAAGGAAAATGGGGTGGATGACTTTGCCAGGAAAAAATTTATGGGACATAATATTTCGGACCTGACGGACCGGGTATATACCCACTTGGATTTAGAATGGTTCCGAACGGAAATAGAAAAAATAAAATAGTGTTGATTATAGCGTTGATTATTATGTTATTATCTAATACCTGACTTACACTTTTGAAAAATTATACCATACCATAAAATAACGTATTTACAGCATTCTCTTAATATGACCAGATATTTCTTCCGCATTCACACTTCGTTCATATTTCATTCAAAAACCTTTTACACAAACAACATTATTTCTTCATGTTTACGCTATATACTTTAACCATAGCAAACAACAAGAGTTGCTGCCCCAAAAACGCTTACAAGATTTTTTTCATAATACTCGAGCTGATAAGAATTTATCAGCTCTCCTCCCTTTTTTAATACTTTTTTCCAGAAGGCGCATCATCCACGGGATGGTGTGTTTTTTCGTTTATCCTGGCTCAGGGGCATAGTCAAATCCGCCCCTGTTTCCCTTCTTTGATTTGGTACATGAACTATCCTCTTACTCCCTCCCTATTTAGTCAAGTCTTTTTTCCTTATTTTTCAAGGATTTTTTAGTATCATATCTCAGATGAATGAGCCGGAGGAATGGACATTTCTCTGTATCTGATACGAAAGTAGAGGTGGGTGGGTACACGAAGTAAAACGTCGTTGTCTTTCGTTCCACATGGTCTTTTGTATACCCATCCTTCTACGGCCGCGAACCTCCCGTGTCTGCCAGGAGCTCCGGCATTTCTGCCGGGTCCTAACTTCCTTCGTCCCGCCTGTCCATAATCAGGGTGTCTGCTTAGCTCCTTTGCAGGGTCATGCCCTACGGAAAATATTCCTGCCGACTACTGGCTCATTCTTTGTATTAAGTCTTACTGACCTGTCATGCATGATTTCCGGTCAGCGCCTTGCGGCGGACGTTTTCCCGACTCGTTCTTCCTGCCTTTCAGCCTTCCTGTCACGGCTGAATTCAGCCCTTAACTCCATTCGCCAAAAGCTCAATTCAACCGGGACAGGGCATTGCCTGTTTGGTTACCATCTCCTCTACTGCTTATGCCGCCTGCATCTGCGGCCTCTTGATGTCTCCCATCAGTTTCAACGGGTCATAGTCCACACCTTTTGTCAGTATGGTGTAGAATACCCTTAGAATCTTACAGGCCGCTGCCACAACAGACCGCATCCTCTTTAAGGGGTTTTCCCTGCGTGTCCGGTTGTATTCATGGATTGCCCGGAACTCGGTATTCTTCCCAACCAGCGATATCGCCGCTTCATACAGCACGTATCTCAGGCCTTTCCTGCCCCTGTAACTGATACGGCCTTCTCCGCTGTGCTTTCCTGAATCATTTGCCACGATCGCATATCCTGCCAGCTTCTGCAGCTGCTTCGGGTTGTCAAAACGTCCAATGTCCCCCACCTCTGCAATAAATCCGCTGACGCTCACCAGCCCGATCCCCTTGATTTCCATCAGTTTATCCACGTATGGAATTTCTCCCGGCTTCTCCTCTATGTTTCGGAGCAGTTCGTCCATCCTTGCTGTCTCCGGTGCCTCCTTACTTCCAACGCTGTGCTCTGCGGCTGATACCAGGGTCTGTGCCCTCTTCATTCCAGCCCCTCTCAGCTTTGCGTTCCTCCATATTTTGTTTACACCTTCTGCACCAAGTTTCCGGATGTCCTCCGGCAAAGGCGCTTGTTGGGGTTGTTGTCGTCCTGCTCTTTTGACTTCTTGACATGGTGGGGATTTACGTGTACCGGCTTCATTGCGTTGTCCTGCAGGAATTTCCCCAGTGCAAACCAGTAATGCCCGGTGGTCTCCATTCCGGGGATTACAGCGGTTTTTCCTTGCTGCTGCGCTATGTCCTCCATCCATGCCTTGAATGTCAGAAACCCTGCTTCTGTATTACTGAATTCCAGTGGTTTCTTCGTGTACTCATAATTTCTCCAGTCAAATGCCCTGGCGTAATGGGTCTCACTGCCGACATCAATTCCAACAATCAAAGTTCTTTCCGTTATGGATGCAATTTTTGCGTTTTGTGTGTTACAATTCATTTTAGATACCTCACTGTTTTAATAAGATTTTTTACTAACCGGCCAAGTCAGTAATCTTATTTTACTCTGAGGTATTTCTTTTTCTCAACCCTCTTTCTTGGAACTCCCTATACTTGAATTATACAGGAAGCTCCTTCTTAAAAAACCCTCCGGCAGAGTCACCTCCCTGGATAAAAACAGCAGGGCTGTCAGGTTGGGAAAGGCCATGAGCCCATTCCATATATCCGACAGCAGCCAGACCAGGACCAGCCTGGCCTCGCTTCCTAAAAATACAGCTGCGATAAACAAAAGAGGATATACCTTGGCCGCAAACATGCGCTGCGCATTTTCTCCTAACCCGCATCCTCCGATAAAATAGGCAGCGGCCTGCCTCCCCAGATAAAACCAGGCCATGATAGTCGCAAAGGCAAATACCACCATGGAGCCGCTGACAAGATATTCCCCTACAATCCCCAGTCGTCTGCTGAAGCACCAGGCCGCAAGAGCTGCCCCCTCATAAGGGATTGTCTCCGGGCTGGAACCGGTCATGCACAGGATTACCAGGGCCGTAAGGGTGCAAAGGACCACGGTGTCAAAAAACACCTCAAACATGGCCCACATCCCCTGCTCATGAGGCGTTGTGCCCTCTGTAGGTCCGTGCAGTACGGCCAGCGTACCCAGTCCTGCCTCGTTGGAGAATACTCCCCGTGAGATGCCGTAACGCACGCTGCGGCTGATTACATATCCAGCGGTCCCTCCTGCCGCCGCCTCAGGCCGGAAGGCGGAGGACACCATGGATACCAGGGCTCCCGGTATCTGTTCCAGACAGGACAGTATCACAATCATGGAAAAGGCGATATAGATTCCGGATGCCGCAGGCACCAGTTTTTCAGCCACATTTCCGATTCTGCGGATTCCTCCCCAGGTGACCAGCGCCAGAAGGCCGGTAAATATCAGTCCGCCAGCCAGGGCCGGCACATGCCAGGTGTATTCCATGGTGCTGATTGCCGAGTTGGCCTGGACCATGCTGCCCATTCCAAGGGAGCTCATCAGACACAGGAAGCTGTACAGCACCCCCATTCCCCTGAGCCCCAGTCCCCTTTCCATGTATATAAACGGTCCGCATATGTAATGTCCGTCCTTATCCCTGTACCGGTACCTGATTCCCAGCATGGTTTCCGCGTAAGCGGTTATCATGCCGATCAGGGCTGATATCCACATCCAGAACAGAGCGCCTGGTCCTCCCGCCGTGAGCGCGGTTGCCACCCCCGCTATGTTGCCTGTGCCGACGGTTGCCGCCAGTGCGGTGCAGACCGACTGGAACTGACTGATTCCCTTTCCTTTTACGGTCCCGTCCGCTCTCCCGTTCCTGTCCTCCTTTCCGAACGCTTCTCCTGATATGAGCCGTCCTGCGGTCCGGCTCCACCAGAATAAAAATCCCCTAATTTGGAAAAAATGACATTTCAGGGTAAAGAATATGCCCACCCCAAGGAATATGACAAGGGTCCACGGTCCCCACACCATCTGGTGGACCTGCTCTAATACATTCATCATCCGAGCCCAACCTGCCCTGCTTGCTTCTTATAAATGTCTTATTCCAAAGTTCCCCTGACTATGACCACTGGAAGGAATTTTCTTTTGTTTCCGGCTCGCATTTCATAGTTGTTTATGATAGAATATGAAGTAGGAACAACTGCAAGAATCCAATAGAAAAGAGGTATGCCGATGCCAGGTTTTACAACACACTATGTCTTGGGCATGAAAGCATACAATGATATGCCTCAGAACAATCTGAAGTTTATCATTGCCAAGTATCGGTGGCTCTATCAGCTGGGTCTCCAGGGGCCGGACATGTTTTTTTATAACCTGCCCATCCTGCGCCATCGAGACCACCGCAATGTAGGCTCCTATATGCATGAACACCATGTCAATTACTTTTTCCGTTGCTGTTTCATGCAGCTTTCCCGAATCGGCTCCAGGCAGCAGCGTGAAGAAGGCCTGGCCTACATGTGCGGTTTTATCTGCCATTATATCGGTGACTCCATATGCCACCCCTATGTATACGGACGCATTGAATACGATGTCAATCACCCGGGCTCCTATTACCATGGACTCCACGCCAAGCTGGAGAATGACATCGACGCCCTTCTCCTCCAGAAGTACAAGAGGAAGAAGCCATCCCAGTTCAACCAGGCAGCAACCATTTGTCTCAATGGAATGGAAACCCAATTTATTTCCCAGTTCCTGTCAGACTGCATCAACGAGGCGTTCTATCCGTTGAGCTATAAAAACAGGTATCAGGTCACGGCTCCCATGATACACCGTTCCATCCTGGCTCTCCGTTTTGGATGCAGGACGCTGTCTGACCCTAACAGCAGGAAAAAGGACAGGATTGCGTTCTTTGAATCCCTGTTCCTCAAGAACCCGGTGGCTTCCAGCAAGCTGGTTACGGATACAGTGGAGAATCCGGCCTGGAGCCTGAACCTGCACCATGAGACATGGTGCAATCCGTGGGATAAGAGCATTGCCTCCAAGTCCTCATTCCCCGACTTATTCAGACAGTCCCTGGGGAAGCTGAGCACTATCTTCTACATGATTAACTCCATGCTGGAGACAGGGCAGCCCTTAAAGCTGAACACCCTTGAGAACCTGCTGTCCGAGCTGGGAAATTATTCCTACCACAGCGGACTTCCCTGTGCTGATGACTGAATGTATGAAAACCAACTGCCAGGGAAAGTGAGTAAATAGACAAAACAGACAAGCGATAAAAAAGATAATTGCGAAGCAAAATGCCGCGGCCCCTCTTCCTGAATCCTCAGGAAAAGAGGCCGCGGCGT